AGAGAATGGAATGGCGCCCTGGTTCATATTTCAGAATACGAGCCTAAACAACCACAATTAGAACCTAAACCAACAAGTGCAGATCCACAAGCTTTACAAAGAGCAAGAACTGCAAGAACAGAATTTCCAACAGAAGATTTTTTACCTGAAAACCCTTTTGTAACTGCATCCAATACTACTTTAAAAATTAATTTTCCAAATGGCGCTTTACAAGTAAATGACTTTGTAAGATTTAGAAATGTTAAATCTCCTGTAGGTGGTGTAGCAATTTCAACATTACAAATGTCTACTACCTTAAATGGAGCAATAACAGATAGCGCTACTACAATTGATTTAACAGATGGTTCTGAATTTCCAACTTCTGGATTTATAGTAATTGAAAAAGTATTAACTGCTCAAGATACAAACGATCCTTTAAAAGTTGGAATGTATCAAAATGAAGTTATAAAATATACAGGACGATCTACGAATCAATTAACAGGTTGTACTAGAGGAACAAGTGCACCCTATAGAGGAACAGCTCCTGTATCTACAGTTGCTGGATCTCATGCTAATTTAGCAAAAGTTTTTGGTTGTTATAAGGTTGTTTCTTTAAATGAGACATCGGTTCCAAGTACAGGTCAACCATCTACAACTACACAATTTGATGGTATAAATGTTACACTAACTAACGCTGCATCAAGCACAGAAACGGGAGGTGGTTTTCAATGTACAATTGGACCCATAAATGATAGAGCATAATTATGTCAGGAATTTCAAAATATACATATACTACATTAACCAATGCGATTAGGGATTACACAGAAGTAAGTTCAGATGTTTTATCTACAACTATTGTAGATGGAATTATCATGGCAGCCGAAATGAGAATCAATCAAGAACTTCCAATGGACGCTGATAGAAAAGTTCAAGAAGGGACTTTAGTTGCAGATGATAATACGATTAATGCGCCAGCAGGTGCTTTATTTATAAGAGGTATAGAAGTTTTTGATTCTACAGCTAACACACAAGGAAAAGGAACTTGGTTAGAGAAAAAGGATCAAACGTATTTATCAGAATATGTAGATAGATTAACAGGACCAGAAGGGGATTTGACATCACAAGATGTAACCGGTTTACCTAAATATTATGCTATGTTTGGTGGGGCAACTGGCACATCTAGCACAACATCTGGAGGGATGTATCTAGCTCCTACACCTGACGCAAATTATATGTTTAGAGTATATTATAATAAATATCCTACAGGATTAGGTTCTGGGAGTGATGGAAATTCGGAGACTTATTTAAGCACATATTTCCCACAAGGTTTGTTGTATGCTTGTTTGGTGGAGGCATATGGATTTTTAAAAGGTCCAATAGATATGTTGACACTGTATGAAAATAAGTATAAAAATGCACTACAACAGTTCGCAGGAATGCAACTGGGTAGACGAAGACGAGACGACTATACTGACGGAACAGTTAGAATACCAGTTAAGTCACCGTCTCCATAAATAAGGAGAAAAAATTATGGCAATAACATCGGCAATATGTAACAGTTTTAAAAACGAACTTATGACTGCGACTCATAACTTTACAGCGTCTACAGGAAATACTTTTAAAATTGCATTATACACAAGTTCTGCAACTCTAAGTGCATCAACTACTGCTTACTCTACATCAAATGAAATCACTAACTCTTCTGGATCTGCTTACACTGCAGGCGGAAAAGCTTTAACAAACATTACTCCATCTTTAGATGGATCAACAGCTTGTGCTGATTTTGATGACGTTAGTTTTACGTCAGCATCATTCACAGCGAATGGATGTTTAATCTACAATGACACTGCAACAGGTGATCCTGCTGTTTGTGCAGTAGCTTTTGGTGGAGACAAAACAGTTTCAAGTGGAACTTTTACTATTCAATTCCCAGCTAAAGCAGCGACAACGGCTATAGTTAGAATAGCATAAGGAGGTAAATCCTTATGGCATCTATCTGGGGTGGTGATAGTCCTTCAGTAGCCTGGGGAGATAACTCCTGGCAATCAAATACTGTTTCAATTTCTTTAACAGCACCATCTGCATCAACAACTTCAGTTGGTTCTTTAACAGCCTTTAATCAAAACGGTTGGGGTGGAGCTCAATGGGGTAATGATGGTTGGGGTGTAAACTTTGCTGTCGCTTTAACTGCACCTGCTGCTTTAAACACTTCATTAGGATCTTTAATTGCTGAACAATTTATAGATGCCCCTTTAACTGCGCCTACTAATTTAACATCTTCATTAGGGTCTTTAACAACAACTCAACTTTCAATTGCAGATTTAACGGCTCCAAGTCAAATGACTTCTCAAGTCGGAGACTTTGATAATGCCGGTACTTTAGTTGGTTGGGGTAGAAATGGTTGGGGTGAAGAACCTTATGGAGACTCATTTAATAAATTAGTTCAATTAACGGCACTACCAGTAGCAACAACAAGTGTTGGATCTTTGTTACCTGCGGACGTCGTAGGACTAACTGCACCTAGTGCAGCAACAACAAGTGTTGGATCTATTAATTTAGAATTTTCATATGTACCAAGCGGGCAATCAGCAACAGCAAGTGTTGGAGCAATTGTACCTGCTATAGGTGTTCCATTAACAGGAGTATCAGCAACAGCAAGTGTAGGAGCTATTGCTCCTGCAGACGTTATGGGATTAACAGGGGTTGAAGCAACAGCAAGTGTAGGATCAATAGAGGTTACAGAAACACAATTAATTATAATTGGTAGTGATGGTGTAACTACACCGGCTATTTTAACTTCTGCAGTTGGATCTATTGTTTCAGGAATAGGAGTTCTATTAACAGCACCATCTGCTGTAACAGCAAGTGTAGGAGCTATTGCTCCTGCGGACGTTGTGGGATTAACAGGGGTTGAAGCAACCGCAGAAATAGGTACAACTGGCTTTGGAACAATAGGTTACAAAGATATTGACATAACCGGCAATACATCTTATACAGATGTAAATCATGCTGCTTAATTGATTAAGGAGAACAAAAAATTATGGCATCAACATACACAGCGCTTGGCGTAGAATTAATGGCAACCGGTGAAAATGCCGGTACTTGGGGAACAAAAACAAATACGAATTTAAATATCATCGAGCAAATTGCTGGTGGATATTCTGCACAATCTATAGCAGGTGGTGCCGGAACTACAGCTTTATCTGTATCTGATGGAGCAACTGGGGCAGTAATGTCTCACAGAATGATTGAATTCACAGGAAGTATTACAGGAAATAGAATTGTAACAATTCCTTTAGATGCACAAACATTTTATTTTTTAAGAAATTCAACATCAGGTGCTTACACAGTACAATTTAAATATGCTTCTGGTTCAGGAGATTCATTTACTTTTAGTGCAACAGACAAAGGTGATCAACTTGTGTTTGCTACAGCAAACGATGGAACTAACCCAGACATTTACACTCTAGATTTTGGTGATGTAACTCTTACTGGAACTCAAACTTTAACAAACAAAACTTTAACTAGTCCTAAAATTGGAACTTCAATTTTAGATACTAACGGAAATGAACTTGCGCTTTTAACAGCTACGGGTTCTGCAGTTAATGAATTTACAATTGCAAACGCAGCCACAGGTGCAGGACCTACTCTTTCATCTACTGGTGGTGATACAAATATTGATATTAACGTAACTCCAAAAGGAACTGGAGATGTTGTTCTTGCAGGTGATACTGTAAAAGTTGGAGACTCAGGAGCGGCAGCAGTTTTAACATCTAATGGTGCTGGAACTCTGACATTAACTACTGGCGGAGCAACTGATTTAGTCTTAAGTACAAACAGCGGAACTAACTCAGGAACAGTTACTATTACAGATGGCGCTAACGCTGATATGACTGTAGCCCCTAACGGTTACGGAAGATTTACTGTAGATGGTCAAGGTAAAATTGAAAGTGTTGCAGAAAAAGTTACAGTAGAAGCTACGGCTGCTACAGGAACTGTTAACTACGATGTTCTTACACAAGCAGTATGGTACTTTACTTCAAATGCTTCAGGCAACTATACTTTAAATATTAGAGGAGACGGTTCTACAACTTTAAATACTATTATGGATGCCGGTGAGTCTATCACAATTGCTCACTTAGTTACACAAGGCGGCACTGCTTACTACAACAATGCTTTTACAATTGATGGTTCAAGTGTAACTCCTGAATGGCAGGGGGGTGCAGCACCTACTGCGGGAAACATTAACTCAGTTGACGTGTACCAGTACACTATTATAAAAACTGGGGACGCAGCATTTACAGCGTTTGCTTCACAAACGCAGTTTGCATAAGGATAGTTTTGGGCTATGGGATTATTATTCCAAACAAGATCCAGAAGAGATAAAAAGGAGTAGGAATTATATGTTATATAGTGCAGCAAAAATAGATGAAAATAATGTTGTAGTTGATGTTATTATTGTAGCTGAAACAGATATTTCTGATGAAAACGGTATTAGTGATGAATTAACTACTACTTTTGCTAATAAAGTTAGAGAAACTACTGGTACTTGGAAAGCAGCAGGATTATATCAAGAAGGAACAGGAGAATGGAGAGGAGTAGCTCCATCAATAGGAGATAATTGGTCTTCAGATGCAGATAGATTTTATATTGAACAACCGTGGCCTTCTTGGACATTAGACAGTGATTTTAATTGGAACCCACCAGTTCCAAAACCAAATAATATTACACAATGGCGTTGGGAAGAATCAACGCAATCATGGGAACTACCGTTAACAGGAGGTGATGAATAATGCCATTATTAGGAACAAGAGGAGGAGCTGCAGCTAGAGGATTTGGATTTTCAGGAGGTTCTGAAACATTTATGGAAGCTACAGGTGGAACTATTACAACATCAGGCGATTTCAAACTACATACATTTACATCATCAGGTACATTTGAAGTAACTACAGAATACAGTGACCCTTCTGCCTACCCTGTTGAAGTTTTAGTTGTTGCTGGAGGCGGCGGCGGTGGAGACGGAACAGGAAACGGTGGCGCTGGAGGTGCTGGTGGTTTTTTAGAGGGTAATTTTACAAATTTAACAGAAGGTTCTTACCCAGTAAGTATTGGCTCAGGTGGAGCTACAAGAACTGGTAACCAAAATGGAGCTGGTGGATCTAATTCAACTTTTAATGGAGCAACTGCTAATGGCGGCGGAGGCGGCGGAGGCGGTGGTTCAGGCCCTGGTCTCTCTGGAGGTTCTGGTGGAGGCGGTGCTAGAGCTGGAGGAGGTTCTGGAAACCAAGGTGATAGTGCTGGATTAACCGGTTTTGGAAATAACGGAGGAGCTGGATCTGGAGGTACTACTGTATCAGGCGGCGGCGGAGGTGCTTCTGCAAACGGATCCTCACCTGGTAACGGAGGAGCTGGAAGAGAATGGTCTCCAAATTCAACTACTTACGCTGGAGGCGGTGGAGGTTCACGTCAATCTGGTCCCCCTGCAGGAACAGGAGGAGCTGGTGGAGGCGGTAATGGAGCAGCATCTATTGGTGGAGGCGTTGGAAGTGGAACTAACGGATTAGGCGGTGGAGCTGGAGGATCTTGTGATTCACCTGGTGGTTCATCTGGTGGTTCTGGAACAGTGATCATTAAATACAGGTTTCAGTAGTCACTATAACTTGATTATTTTCCTATACATGCTATATGTAATTCAGAATGAAGAATTTTGTATTACAGAAAGATGTTTAAATTAAATTCAGGATCAAAAGAATTAGAAATAAATGCTTGGTTTCCTACATTGATAGGAGCTAGTTTTTATAAAAATCATAATAAAGACGCTCCACAAATAATAAAACATTTAGAAAAAATTAAATCTAATTGTCCTAAGTCTATTGGTCAATCTAGTTTTTTTCTTCATCCTTGTCACAAAGATAAAAAATTAAAAAATTTAAATTCATGGATTCAGAATAGAGTAAATGAGTACACAAGTTTTTATGGTTTTCCAAAAAAATATAAACCAGTTGAATCGTGGTTTCATTGGTATAAAGAAAATAATTTAGCAGACGCCCATGTTCATTTAGGTAGAACTATTTCTGTTATTTATTATCTTCAAAGTGATCCCAATGATTCTAGAGTAGTTTTTAATTCTCCTGTTCCAGTAGACATGAAAAATCCTTTTGATGTAACTGCAAATAATAGTAAAGAACATCTACAAAAAGATCATTCTTTTACTGAATGTTTTTATAAACCAATAGAAGGTATGTTATTAATTTTTAGATCGTATTTAGTTCATAAAGTAGAATTAAAAAATAATAAATTAAAAGATAGAATTATTATAAGTTGGGACTTAGATTAGATGATACATAAAAATGGATATTGGTATTTTAAAAATGCTGTTAATAAAGATTTTTGTAAAAAGATTGAGGATATTGTAAAAAAAATAAAACCAATAAAAGGAACTATATCCGGAATAAATAATGCTAAGAAAGAAAAAGAAAAATTATTTAAGAAAAGAAATTCAGATATAAAATTTTTTTCAGATCAAGCTATTTATGATCAAATTATATATTATGTTAGAAAAGCAAATGAAGCAGCCAATTGGAATTATGAGTTTGATTGGGTAGAAGAGGCTCAATATACTATATATAAAAAGAATCAACATTACGATTGGCATTGTGATCAATCAAGTGAAATATATAAAAGCGATGATATTAATTTTAATGGTAAGACAAGAAAACTAAGTTGTACTTTACTTCTAAATGATACAAGTAAATATGAGGGTGGTGATTTTGAGTTTGATTTTAGAAATAATAAAAAAGGTAATAATATTAAAAAGGCCACTGAATTAACTCATCAAGGTGACTTGATAATATTTCCATCTTATGTATGGCATAGAGTAACGCCAGTAACAAAAGGAACTAGAAAGAGTTTAGTTATGTGGACAATAGGTCCTCCTTTTAAATAAGTTTTAAAGATGCCAAAAAAAGCTAAACAATTTATGTATAGTGTGCCTCTACCAAAACATGTGGAGCTATATCCTAAACTATGTGGTCATTTTATGACACCTACCTTTGAAGTAGTTTATCCAGGGGTATCTGATAAATTAAACATTAAAAAAACAAAATATTATAATTCAAAAGGTGGTCAAACTATTAATTTACAAAAAGATCCTTTCTTTAACGATCTTACAAAAAAAATAAAGTTAAGCGTTTCTATATTAGCAGAAAATTATTTTAAGATTAAAAAAGGGTATAAAGTAGACATCGTGTCTATGTGGTTAAATTCAAATGAAAAAAATATGAATCATCCTCCACATAATCACATGAATACTTTCGTAAGTGGTGTATTCTATTTAGGTGGGGAGACTAAAGAATATTCTCCTTTAAAATTTTTAAGACCATACGCTTTACCAAATTTACCAATCATTGAAGAATACAATCCAATAAACTGTAATGTTTTAGAATCAATATGGGAAAAAGATAAATTAATATTATTTCCATCTTATTTATATCACTATGTAGATAGAAACACGTCCGATAAGTCTAGGGTAACTATTGCATTTGATGTAATATTAAGAGGTAAATATGGAGAAATAATAAAGAATGGAGAAACAGTAGGACAATATAAAATATAATGTGGGTACATCCTCTTAAGAATCATACATTAATAAAAAATAAATTATTAGAATCTATTAGCAAGGTTCCTAAATTTTCATTAACTGAACATGAGAATAATAAAATATCTCATACTGATTTTTATTTATCTGCTTCCGTAAAAAGAGAATATTTAGATATTTTTTATGACAACATTAAGCAACATATGCTTATGTTATGTGAAAATTTTCATTCAAAAAATTGGAGGATTCATTCAAGTTGGTTTCAACAATATCATCGAGGGGATGCCCATGGATGGCATAATCATGGAGAATCTCAATTTGCAGGAGTTTATTATTTAGAAATGCCCAGTAAATCTATGGTCACAGAATTTTTAGATGGTTCTAAAATAAAAGCAAAAGAGGGGGATATATTAATATTTCCATCATATAAGTATCACCGTTCTAAAAAAAATGACTCTAAAAAGCGTAAAACTGTGATAGCTTTTAACTGTTCCTTTGATGTTTGGAATGGTAATAAGGGCTAGATTTTAAGTAAATCTCAATATATAAGGGATTATTATGCTACAAAAACTAGGCTTTGCACCAGGATTTAATAAACAAGTCACAGAAACCGGAGCTGAAGGGCAATGGTTTGATGGGGACAATGTACGTTTTAGGTACGGTACACCAGAGAAAATAGGTGGTTGGACTCAATTAGGTGAAGATAAATTAACAGGTTCTGCAAGAGCAATACATCAATTTGAAAACAAAGCCAGTGTTAAGTATTCTGTTATAGGCACTAATAAAATTTTATATGTTTATGTTGGTGGTCAGTATTATGATATTCACCCCATTCGAGCAACTTTAACAGGAGCTAATTTTACAAGCACCGCTTCATCTACAACGGTTACCGTAACATGCACCGGGACTCACGGATTATTAGAAGATGATATTGTTTTATTTGATAGTGTAACAGGATTAAGCGGATCTACATTTACCAACGCAACCTTTGAAGATGTAAAATTTATGGTTGCCTCAGTTCCAAGTGCAACTACATTTACAATTACTATGAACACTGCAGAGGCAGGAACTCCTGTAACAAATGGTGGATCAGCTTCTGTTTTATGTTATTACAATGTTGGTCCCTCTCAACAACTGGGTGGTTTTGGATACGGAGCAGGTAACTGGAGCGGTCAAACAAGTGGAGCAGCAACCACTACTCTTGCTACAGCGTTAACTGATACCACTACTACAAACATAGTTTTATCTAGCACTTCAGCTTTTCCAACATCGGGAGAAATTAGAATAGATAATGAAGATATAAGTTACACGGCGAATGACACCAGCACCAACACTTTAAGTGGAGGAGCAAGAGGAGTTAATGGAACGACCGCAGCTACACATACTTTAGGTGCTACGGTTACAAATATTTCTGAATACGTTGCATGGGGAGAATCTTCAACAGCTGAAGACTTTACTATTGACCCTGGACTATGGATTTTAGATAACTATGGTCAAAAACTAATAGCACTTATTTCTAATGGTCCTTGTTTTGAATGGGATGTATCTCCAACAAATGCTGTTAACGTTAGGGCAACTCTTTTACCTAACGCACCTACGGCATCAAGACATGTTTTAGTATCTACACCAGATAGACACTTAGTATTTTTTGGCACAGAAACAACAGTAGGTAATAGTGCTACTCAAGACGATATGTTTATTAGATTCTCTGACCAAGAAAGTATTGATCAAACAGACTCCTATACTGTAACTGCAAACAATACCGCCGGTACACAAAGATTGGCTGATGGATCAAGAATAATGGGAGCCCTTAAAGGTAGAGACGCAATTTATATTTGGACAGATACAGCATTATTTTTAATGCAATTTGTTGGTGCGCCTTTTACTTTTTCTTTTCAACAAGTAGGTACAAACTGTGGACTCATAGGTAAGAATGCTTGCGTAGAAGTAGATGGTAAAGCTTATTGGATGTCGGAAAATGGTTTCTTTACTTATGATGGACAATTAAAATCATTACCTTGTCTAGTAGAAGATTTTGTATATGACGATATTAATACTACGGCAAGAGATTTAATAAACTGTGGTTTAAATAATTTATTCGGAGAAGTTAATTGGTTTTATTGTGGCTCTGCATCCAACCTAATTAATAAAGTAGTCACATATAATTATTTAGACTCATCCGCTAACAGACCTATTTGGACAACCGGCACATTAGCAAGGACAGCGTGGGAAGATTCTGCTTTGTTTGGTAAACCACATGCAACTTTTTATGATTCATCTAGCAATAGTTCTTATGATGTTGTTGGTAATACCGATGGCTGTACAATATACTATGAGCATGAAACAGGGACCGATCAAGTGGACGCCGGCGGAGCTGTTACAGCTATAATAGCAAACATAGCTTCTGGTGATTTTGATATTACACAACGTAGAAGCAGCACAGGACAGACAGTAGGTATGCCAGATTTAAGAGGAGACGGAGAATTCATAATGAGGATAAGCAGATTTATACCAGATTTTATAGATCAAACAGGGACAACAGCTATTAAATTTAAAACAAGATTGTATCCAAATAGCACACAAGTTACCAATAGTTTCAATTGTACTTCCTCTACAACAAAAAAAGATGTAAGAGTAAGAGCACGACAAATTGCATTAGAAGTTGCAAATACAGGTGCAAATGAAGACTGGAAGTTAGGAACTTTTAGATTAGATATATCACCAGGAGGAAGAAGATAGTGGCTACTGACCAAGAGATACGAGACGCAGGTTTTAAATATATTCCAGAACAACAGTATTTAAAATACCCTTTTCAATTACCTCAAAATCAAGAACCTGTAACTAATTCAGGTATTGTAAATACAAATGCTTTTATGAATAGTGGCGGTGGTGGCGGTGGAGCACTACAAGCTGGCGATATAAATTACAAAGATTTTGCAAGCGCTGGTTTTGATGCATATGCAAAAAGACAACCAACACCATTAGTTGATGATCTGTATCAAAGTAAACTTGATAAAACTTTTATGGGTTTTCCAAGTTACCAAACTGGACAATTAACGGGTGCAGACATGGGTGAGTATATTGGATCAGGTACAGATATTCCTTTAGAACTAACTACAGCTGGTAAACTTCAAAATATTGCAGGAAATATTACAGGTGGTATTCAAAATTTAGCGAATAAAGCAGGTGGCTTTGGTCCTATAAGTGCTATTCTTAGTAAAATGGATAGATTTAATACATTACCTGAACTTGATCAACAATTTATAAAACAAAGCATGGGTTACAAAGGTCCAACAGTATTTGGTGAAAATACTGGAGGAAATTATGTAGATCCTTTTGGTGTTAATGTTAGATCTGCACTTGGTAACTATGCGGAAAAAGTTAAAGATGATTATAGTAGTCTTGAAAAAAGTTTAACAGGAAGATTGTCTGAAAAATATGGTGTACAATTTAATCCTGAAACAGGAATGTTTGAAAATCCAGATGATATAAAAGCTGCAGAAAAAGCAAATAAAATGACTAATATGATGAGACAAAAATATATTTTTAGACAACAACAATTAAAACAACAAGCATTTAATGAAACAATAGCAGAAAAAAAAGCAAAAGAAATAGAAAGAATTAAAAATTTAGGAAAAGGAGGCTATGACCCTGCTGTACATGGAGAAACTAATTATGGGCAAGGAAGTGATGGTCAACAATCTTATAGTGGTGATTCTATAGGAGCAGGAAATTTAGGGTTTGGTGTGGGTGCAACAACTGGTGGACCTGTAAGTAATAGAACTGGTAGAGGAAGAACGGATTATATGGACGGAGGACTAGCAAGTATATTATAATGGCAAAAATTGTAAATTCATTAACCAAAGCTAATCGTGAATATAGTCAAGAAAATTTACAGTCTTTAGTTAGAGATCTAGATTCAGTAATAACAAAATTAAACACTTCATTTCAAGAAGAAATTAAACAGGAAATAGAAGCTAAAAGTTTCTTTCTAGAATAATGACAGTATCTAACATATATAAATTTTATGGGGTAGACAATATAACATCTACTGCAGCACAAACTATGTTTGGAACCTCTACTGTAGAAGGAGTTTCAAAACAAAACCCATTGATAAATGAAACATATATTATTAAATCTATCAAAGTTACTTCTGCGGGCACACCGACCGTGACTATCGCAAATAATGATATTACGACTATTAAAACAGCGGCTTTAACAGCCAACGTAACACAAGAATTATTAACTCAACCGTTAATAGTAGAGGGTGACACTACCCTAAAAATAACATCTAGCACTACCGATTCGTTCGATATTGCTATTAGTTATCTAAATATCAAAAAGGAGAGATTAGATTAATGGAAATAAAAGAAGCTAAAGTAGAGACTACGTACAGACACAAGCAAACAGGCGAGCTTTTTAAGGAAAGAAAAGACTGGGAAGCCAAGGGATATAAGAATGAAGATATGGCTCAGGACGTAAATGTTGTCATGCCGCCTCTTGATTTAATGAGCAAAACCAAGTAAACATAGAAATTAAGGTAAAATTATGGCTATATCTAGAATGCAAGAACCCAGACAACTACAAGCCGGAGGCGGAATCATGACATTACAGGAACCTAGACAAGGTTATTTTTTAGGTAAGTT